CAGTAGTGAAATTGCCAGTCCTACTATTCAACGTCAACGTAGTAATTTTAGGATAAGTCGGTTCGACGCGGACAGGAGCGTTTTGGCCAATTAAAGCCTTATCGAAGGTACCAAACATTTTGGTACCAGCTACGTGGGTTGTATTTTTGATAAAATCTTCATATTTACTCTTATCAATACCTGATTGAATCTCATATGAATATTCTTGGAAATAATAATTGTCTTGGATATACTTACTGCCGTCCAGGAAACCATCTTGACCTTTCCAATATCCTTCGCTAGAACCTTGAGTTCCGAGAGAAACAATACCGGCGCCTTGTATTGCATTACTATCTGTAGATAAGGTAATTACTTCTCCACTCTGATAGGAGAATCCAGAATCAACAACTTCTACAGAGCTAAGAGTTCCGTTTGTAATACCGGCCGCGGCCTCAACAACAGCGTTATTACCAATAACATTCGCTGATGCATCTTCTGTAATAAAAACAACGTTGGCAGTTGAACCAGATTCAGCTCCTAGAAGAAGCGTTCCCGTAATAAAATTGACAAACGTTATTCTACGCAATGTAACAAGACTGCTGTTAGAAGATTCAATAATGCCTTTAGCATCAATTGTTAAGTTATTAGCTACTACTAAATTGGGCGTAGCAACTGCTCCTGAAAATGTTCCCACAATAGTATTAGATACATCAAATGTGTTTGCAGTATTAGATACTAAAATACGTAGCGATCCGTTTGCTCCAATTACAGCAGCAGAATAAATCTCTCCGTGAATAATATTGCCATCCGAACGAACTTGTCGAACAACTTCTCTGCCAGAAGTATCAAATGTACCTGAAACGCTGCCGACGTTGGCTGAGATTGCTGGGCTTATAATTGACTGAGTAGCAAGCTCTCCATCTCTGAATCCGGCCGTTTGGTTTGTAATGTTTAAATTGTTTATTTCACGTTTACCAAAAGCAGCAACTGCTTTTTCTATTTCCACCACAAATGGTTGGGCTGTATTATCATTACCAGGATTACGTTCTGTTAGTGATATAATAGAACCAATTGTTAGTGGTAATTTGGTAAGAGCTGTTCCAATCACGGAAGAGCTATTTGCAGCTGGGAGACGAGGAAAACCATATCCTGTATTAGAAGCTGCATTAGAGTTGTTAGCATTTAAGTTAACAGACATAATGGATACATTGCCGCTATTATTACTAGCCAGCTTATCAGATCCGATGTATACTATTTCGGTATTAGAAATACCACCGATCTTGAATCCTCCGGGATTTCCCGAACTAATAATTGTAACAACGGCTCGAGCGTCTGTCGTCGTATCATAAATGTAATTACGATTGAGACTATCTGCAACGAATACATTGGCAATACTATAAAGACCAACCGCTTGGGAGTTACTTCCTACGACAATACCGGTTGCTGTTCTATCAGTTACTGTTGATGTAACAGCTCCGTTAGTTGTAGCATTTGCGTATATTTTAGTAATAGATGCATTGCTGAAATTTGTATTATTGAAAGCAAGCGTACTGACAGTAGTCACGTTAGCAGTACAATTTGATGTATTGCCAATAAGTAAAGTATTAGCAGTGAATGGTCCAAAGCGTTGATCAATTGTCGCTGCTGTGCTATTAGCGTATACAATGACACCAACAGCAGCATTACCAGATGCATTAGACTGATATACAGTTTCACCTTGAATAAATGAACCTGATGTGACATTAGCGCTAGTTAATGTGTCTAGCCCAACGTTTGCTACGCTATGAGGAGATATTAATAACCACCCTGTAGTATTTGCTTGATTAGCGCTGAGGATAAATCCTCCAGTAATATATCCCCCCGTTGAATTGACCCCGTACACCAGGCTACCATTAGCAAAGGTGACATTTGCGCTTGAGAAAGCTACATTGACAAGAGGTTGCTTTACTGTGCTAAACTCTTCAAATTTTAATATTGAAGTATTACTACTTGTAAATGATGTTATTGATAGAACGTTTGCTGATACGTATACTTTCTGGGTGTCGCTGAACACGTTAGCGTTCAACGTGTATCCAAATCCGCCATCTAGAAGTCTGTAATTAACTTCGCCTGTTCTAACTCCAACATTGGTAACACGAGCCTTTCCTAAACGACCAGTCCTATTGGAAGATACATTTAATATCTGACCTGTCTCAAAATCACTACCAGCTGTTGTAATTTCAATATTGGTTAACGAACCAACAATGCGAGGACTACCCTGCACAACATTGTCACTACTTACCAACTCATCAGTAATAAATTGGCCACGGACGTTTGACAAGTATGCAACATCAATTACGTTACCCTTGTGGTTGCGTCGCACAACACTTTCAACAAACGCTCTTGCGCCTGATACCGTACCGGTTATATCTTTCCCTACAAACCCAACAGTTCTATCGCTTATTGATAGTTCCAGATAAATTGGGACCGTCCACTTACCATCAGACGTTCTTAAAATATCATTACCAGGATAATAAACGTTTATAGATTCATTAAAAAGTAAACGAAACACTAAACGCAACGACTGGATTGTTCCTTTTGTTCTGTGTATGTCTAACGCATGTTTAATTAATTCGCGTTTTTGTTCGACCCCATTAAGAGACACACCATCCAAGAACATATTCTGGAAGTGGGGAAGAAATTGATCGAGAGTTGTATCTACGTCTTTAAAAGAAAGAAGGTTTCTTGAGTAATAAAGAGGGTTACCGGTTGATTCTAACCACTCGTAGTAAGATTTTACAAACGAAACAAATAAAGGCCCCTCCTCCCTATAGAAAGCAGGAAACTGCGACTCTATTAGAGGAGAGATTGGTCCAAACGTTTGCTTCATTGTCTTATACCATTAGCCGTTACAAAAATATCCTCATCTTGTATTCGTATAATATTATTTAATGCAGCATCGATATCATATGAATCTGTTAATGCTCTCAACTTAATGTACGGGCCTTCATACGAAGATATATTTAAACCATTAATGAATACTATGCCAGTGACGTAATCGACAGTCCCGACGTCAATAACGGTTGTAGGATCCGTACCTTGTGTATCAACAGAAACAATACGTACTACCCCGTTACCATCATCTTCTAATCTACATAAAATTCCGTCATATGTAAAGAACGTCGATGTGATGGCATTTGTAGAGTTTAGTGTTTTTAATTTGTTGTTGAATCTGACAGTAAATGGCACCGGATTGTTTAATGCAGGATTTAAAGCTTTATATGCAATGACCTCAGTGTTATTGCTAACGATGCTTGTGCTGACGCTATCAATATTTTCTACTAGTTTAGAATATCGAAACGTAGTATTAAAATCATTGAGGTTTAATTCATTGAATACGCGTATTTTAGATTTAACAGAAGCAATTAAATCTTTTTCGGAAGATGTGAGAGTATTGACGTTGTATGTAATAACGCTATCCACTTCAAGATTAATATATTCCGGGTCAACAAAAACAGGATCAATAGTTAAAGGACAACGCTCTTTTAAGAATTTTTGATATACTGTTTTATTATTTTCTGACACTCCATCAGAATCCGCAATGTCTAAGGAAATAACAACCTTACCGTAGCGAGGCGGTTCTTCTTCCTCTCCGCCATATACGTGAATTGCATTTATTTGCGCTCTTGGGTTTGAAAATAGCGTGGCGCATTCTTACGTATTGAATGAGTAGTTTCATGTACGAGTCCTCCAGTTGCTGTAGAGACTGTAGTGATGGCTACATTTGTGTGGCCATCGATCGAATCGTCGCTACTAAACAAAGCACAACCGTTTGGTAATTCACCATTACCGACTCCATACACAGCCGATACAGCAGCTCCATGAGCAGGGGCCCGACCTTGTACACCATTACCAAATACTAACTCATAGAGATCACTTTCTGCAGACTGTAAAAAGAATACTTGAGAAGTGGAGTCAATGTTTAAATAAGAATTAGCTTGTGTGTAAGTAAGAACATTAGAACCGTTATTTTCTGTAACATATACTCTCAAGGAGGTTGTATCTACAGTTGGATTAGCTATAACAAATCGTTGATCTGCACTTTGACTGTTGAATATGAACGTATCGGTTACCAATACGCCTTCTTTAATTTCTACGTTAGCGGCGGTAAACGTACCATTTGTCGATCCTGTCACAACATAATTATCTGGTAATGTGAATGTGTATGTGTTAGATCCAACTTTAGAAGTAAACGATGTGCCACGCGGAATGGTTACTGTTGTTGTATTTGAGGCAGCAGAAGGAGTAACAGCAATATTAATTCTAGCTGTAGCAGATCTAAACGAGCGTGGGGTATAGTTTAATGTCTTTGCGTGAGAGATGACACTGTCTCTTAGTTGAGCAGAATCTAAAAACATTTCACTCGCTACCATATTGAGATAGAACGAATTGATGTACGTGTTGTAGGACAACAAGTCCAATAACACAGACATATTAGATCCGTCAAAATCATAATCTTGGAATTTTGATTGTCCAGAAAGATACGATTGGAGAGATGATTTTAAGTCATTAAAATCTAAATTTACTAAGTTAATTGATTCGTTTGCCATTATCGAACTCTGTTAAGAATTAAGTTAATTGTTATTGGTTTTGGTATAGTGACTGTGTTGAATACAAGAGTGATGTTAATTTGTTGTTCATCTGCTGATGTTTCCAACTGTAACGATTGAACGTTCATTCTTGGCTCAAACTTGGAAAGGCATGTGTCTATTTGTTGACGCATCAACGATAAAGTTTCCCCGTCTGCTGGTTCAAAAAGTAAATATTTTAAATTTGCTCCAAGATTTGGCTGATACAAACGCTCATCATAATCAGTTAATAATAAATTAATTATAGAACGCTTGATTGCGGCTTCGTTAGTGGCACGTGCTAGATCCTTTTTACCAGGATGGATATCTAGCCCTACAAAAAAATCACTATACAACTCTGTTCTTTGAGTTGTGTTGGTATATTTTTCTGCTGTTGTTATTAATGCCATTTAATTTACAAACACGTTAGAAGTTGAAACAAGAGAATGACCACAGCTTGCTATATCGGTATTTCCGCACACGGGCCTACCTCCAGCAGATACGTTAGGACTACCGGACGCCATTGTAGCTCCACTATGCGGAAACTTACCATGAGGAGTTATTGGAGTACCAACGACTGCTATCGGTTTGCCATTGACAAAAACATTGGGAACAAGGGGAGTACTGAGTACTCCTCCTGCAACATCTACGGTTACGCGACCTACGTTCTTTGGCATATATTATAATGGGTTGAGGAACA